CCTTGTTATACTGGAAGAGCCCAGTTAAGAAGAAGGACGTGCACGTTAGTGGACTTCGACAATGTATCGGTTCTCATACCAAGTACGATGCCAAAGCCGTTCTGCAGACTGAGTGTCAGGAGCGCAGGCCTGCATAATAACGCCAACATCTAAAAGCTTCTTCTCATAGATCAATTGCTCAATTTTGATCTGCATACTAACAGGAACACCGTATAATCGCTCGAAGAGGGCACGTGTCATCGGAGTTGGGCTAGAAGCCGGGATGTCGATCTCATCACTTGGAAAAGTGTGATATCCATCCTCTATAAAACGTGGAACAACTCCCTCCGTCTCTCGAAGCGCTTGTCGAGCCAAAGCAAAGACAATAGGACAGTTAGGCGTCTCATACAACGCACTCAACGCCTTTGCACGCAATAATTGCTTTTGCACTAAGAGGCCGGAATTCAGGAATGAGTGAGACCACCCAAAACCAGAGATGAAACGAAAAGGGTCACGGAGCAATTGTCGGTCAGGACCAAAGACAAGCCTACAAAAGGAGGCAGTATTCACATTAGAGTGTTCCTCAATCTTAATTGTGAATCCCATGTCTGAATACATGTCATTCGTTAACTTAGCTGACAGAGGGACAGCAAACAAACCGTCGTCACCTTCAACAACACCGCGAACGTCATCAAAAGCATAGCCTTGATTACGCATCGCATACAAAAATAATACTAAGTTAGTGAATCCATTGCCCAAAGAAGTACACATATCTCCAGACATTCTCCCCCCAACCATATCCAACTTGAGCCCGTTGCGCATACGGATGCGATTCTTACCCATGAGCGTGTCACAGATAAGGTCGATATTCTTGTCTCCCGGAAATAAATAATGGTAAAGGACACATTCTATCTGAAGTGCTTTACTGGTAAAATGAGACTCATACGCAGTAAAATCAGTAGCATAGAAATGAACGCCCCCTGAATCCAATTCTAGAATTTTGTCAATACGTTGTTCCATGGTCAAATGTTTGACAAAATACGGTATATTCTCATACACCGTTTTCTCCATTGACGCAGAATAAGGACCGCTAAAGGTCTTAAATGCATCAGATCTGGAATTGATCCAC